GTTGCGTTGATTGAGGATTTATTGCGGGTCTGTGGTTGCACCATCCTCGACCCCTTCATGGGCTCCGGCACCACTGGTGTCGCCTGCGCGAAGCTGGGCCGGAAGTTCATCGGCATCGAGATTGACCCAGGCTACTTCGACATCGCCTGCAAGCGGATCGAGGACGCCTACCGCCAGCGCGACCTATTCCGCGACGCCGCTCCCATTCCAAAGCCCGTCCAGACTACCCTGCTCGGGGACGCCGCATGACCGGCCAATCCCGTCGCCTCAGCCTCGTCGAGGCCATCGCGAACGTCGCCATCGGATACGGCGTCGCCGTCCTGGCGCAGATCGCGATTTTCCCGCTGTTCGGCATCGCGGTCTCCATCGGCGACAACCTCGCCATCGGCGCCGCGTTCACCGTCGTTTCGCTGGCGCGCAGCTACGCCGTCCGTCGTCTGTTCAACGCGATCAGGGAGTGAGGGGGATGGGCTACGAGACATGGACCGAGGAGCGCGCCGCCCATTTCGAGCGGATGGCGCAGGCCGGCACCGGATACCAGGAGATCGCCGCCGAACTGCGGATCACGGAACGCACCGCCCGGCGCTACGTCGCCCGCTGGCGGCTCGGCATCCCGGCCGTGAACCCGCCCAGCGTCCGCCGCAGGCGCGGTGCCGGTCGCCCGGTCATCAGCTTCGCGGAGGCAATCCAGAAGCTGCCGGAGGCCGAGCGGAACCGCCGCCGCGCGGGCGTCATCGAGCGGGCGCAGCGCGGGTGGGAAGTCGGCCGCATCGCGGATTCGCTCAAGATTCCCGTCAGCATGGCGCGGGCGTGGCTCGCCGAGTGGGAGGGGCCGGCGCCGGCGGCCGAGGCCGGCCCGCCCGTCGAGCGCCCGGTCGCGCCCGCCCGCGAATACCACCCCTGGCCGCAGGTGACGATGAGCCCCGACGACTGGCCGGCGGACGTCCGCTTCGAGGACTGCCCACGCGCCGTCCGCGATGTCACCGGTGGGCGGCCGAGGTTCGCCGACGGACTTCGCAGCTACAGCGGCAACGCCGCCGCTATGTGCGCCTACTGAGGGGAGCCTGACCCATGCCCAAGCCCATCGACGACACCGAGATGCTGGCGGCCATGGCCGAGGACATCGTCGCCGGCCGCGCCGAGACGCCGACCGGAGCCATGCGACTGCACGGGGTGGAGCGGGGAAGCGGGCAGGAGCGGCGGCTGCTGAAGAAGTGGGCGGTGCATGGGGATGTGCTGCGGGTGGCGATGCGCCGGTTCGAGCGGATGCGGGACGGCGCGCTGGTCGAGGGGTTCAATCTCGGACAGCAGGCCGAACGCGATGCCCGCGACGCCGCGCTGGTAGGCAACCGCGCCCTGCCGCCCGGCACGTTCGTCGAGAACCAGCCCCAGCCCCAGCCCCGCCGCCCCTCGCTCTGGCAGCGCCTCATCGAGGCCGCCGGGTGATGGGGCAGTTCATGCCATCGGACGACTCCCGCGCGATCTCCGAACAGATCCGATGGTGGCAGGTCCGCGGCATCCGTGCCGATGACGCCGCACGCGCGCTCGGCCGCTATCCGATCACGGAATGGGCGGTGGTCCGGCGGACGATGGAGCGGTGGATGGCCAAGAGGCGGGGGGCGTAGCAATGGCCCGCATCCGCTCGACCCACCCCGGACAGTGGACGGACGACGACTTCGTGACGATGTCGTATCCGGCCCGCCTTCTCGCGATCGGAATCCGCAACGAGGCGGACGACCAGGGCGTGTTCGTCTGGAAGCCAATCCAGATCAAGATGAAGCTGTTCCCGGCGGACGACGTCGATGTCGTCGCGCTGCTCGGCGAACTGATCGCCGCGCGTCAGGTCTGCCGGTTCGAGGCCGGCGGCCGATCGTTCGGCGCCATTCGGAACTTCCGTCGATGGCAGCGGCCGGAGAAGCCCAAGCCAGGCCACGGGCTCCCCGACAACCTGCGCGAATACGTCGGCCTGCCGCCGATCGATCCGGGAACGGACCCCGAGGAACGCCCAGGCGAAGGGGATGGTGGCGGTGATCCGCCCCCGACCGGTCCCCGACCGGTCCCCGACCGGTCCCCGACCGATCCCGGAAAGTCTCCGCAGAGGAAGGAGGAAGGAGGGAATGGTATCGATGATGATGACGCGCCCGCGCCTGCCCGGAAGCCGTTCGACCCAGCAACTGAGGCCGTGATCCAAGCGTCTGGCTCCGACCCGTCGAAGCAGGCTGGATGGGCGACGGCATCGGCCCACGTTGCGAAGTGGCGCCAGCGGTTCGACTTCGACCTCGACGTGCTGCCGGCGATCCGTGGCGTGATGGTCAATCGCGCCGGACGCGGCCCGCCGGACAGCCCGGCCTACTTCGACAAGGCGATCCTCGAAGCGCACGAACGGCGGCTGCGGCCGCTTCCCGAACTGGTCAACGGAGGCCGGACCGATGGCAGGACAACTCGCCAGAACGACATCGACGCTCGTCGATCCGAGCAAGGCGATGCCTTCCGCCGCCTTGCGCAGCAGGGTGGTTGAGTGGGACCCGGGAGACGACACCCGCCCGGTTCCGCCCGTCGACCGGGCAACGCTGGCCGCGTTCGAGGCGACGCTGGAGCCGGCCCCGAGGCCCGTCGTGGTGGCTGAGGTCGCCGCGACGATGGCCGTCTACGAGCCGCCGAAGGGCAACGTGCAGGCGCACGCGAATGCCTGCGTCGAGGCGCTGGTGGGCCTGCCGCTCGACATCCTCCGCGACGCGCTCCGGGAACTGCGGATGACGCGGGTCTACCCGACGGCGCCGATGCCGGGCGAGCTGCGTCGTGCCGCGGCCGAGGCGATGAGCGAGCGCGTCAAGGCGGTAGCCAAGGCCCGCGTGGCGGCGACCCGGTATCGCCCGCCCACCCCACCCCGTCCCGAACCGACCGAGGCGGAGATCGCGGAGGTTTCCCGGATGCTGGCATCCGTCCGGGTGCAGAACCGCGACAACCCGCTCAAGTCGGCCGGCCCCGAACGCGCGCAGTCCGATGAGGCCAAAATCCTGCGGACGGTCGCTGTCGAGGCCAAGGCGTTCCGGCTTCCCGACGAATCCGATCCCGCGGTGCAGCGGTGGATGGGGCGATGACCGCGATCCCCACGAGCCTCGCTCGCTGGCAGCCGGAGCGGCGGGCGGACGAGGCCGAGATGCGCACCCTCGCCGGCGCCGCATGGCGGGATCGCGGATGGGCCTGCCTACCGGTCGACAGCATCCGCAGCGAATGGCTGCGGCGGGGCGTGGAAGCGGAGATGATCGCCCGGCATGGGCGCAGGAAGCCACAGGGAGGCCGCTAGATGGGCGCAAGGCATCGGGCCGCTACTCGGCAACCCCAAAACGCCAGAGGCGCTGTAGCGCGCGCTAATGGCGAATGGCGGGCATTGCAACGCGCCACCCCGGAGGCCCGCCATGGCTCGTAAACGCAAGCCCGGTGACCGCTACCCCGGCGGTCAGTTGCGCCCCGAACGAATGGAGCCCACACCCGAAATGATCGTGAAACGGATGAAGGAAACCGGCCGCGTGGATGTGTCCCTGGACCACCCGATCGACGTCATGTTCTCCAAGGGACTGCTGTCCCGGATGGGCGAGGACCCCGCAGAGGCCGAGCGGCGGCGCGATGCGGGCCGGGCGTTCGCCAACCTCGCGTTCCACGTCTGGGGCCAGCCGTTCGCCAGCATCGACAGCCGGTCCCGGCGCATGGTGGCGCCCACGACGAACCCCGACGACGCCGATGCGATGCTCGAAGCCCGGGCGCGGCAGACCGACATCCGATCGCCGGAGGAACGGGCCGAGGCCGTGCGTCTGCGCCTCGACGCGATGCTGTCGCTGGTCATCGCCGGCTCGATCCGGGAGTGGGTGCTGCGCCAGGTCGCGGTGTACTGCCGGCCTCTGAGCGATCTCGCGGTCGGCGCCTCGAAGCGGGAGCGGTATCGGCTGCACCTGCTCGACGCGCTGGACATGATCGCCGACGAGCGGGCGGTGCGCCGGGCCGAGGATGGTGTGCGGGGGAACTGGGCGGCGAGGGCGGCGTGATGGGAAGCATTATGAGTCGGAACTGTCCGACATCCACCTACATCTACCAGTCAACGACGCCGTGCGATCCAGCCCCGGCGTCGGCCCCCGACCCGGAAAACTGGTGGGCGCTTCGGATTCAGCCGGTGTCCGGCATCGCCGGCACATACACGGTCATGATGCTCCAGTATCCGGACTGCACCAACTTCGAGGGGCGCAAGGTGCTGGTCTATCCGGGGGCGGCGAAGCTGGACGCCAAGGTTCCTCGCGACCCGCATTTCGCCGATGATGGCAGCGGCCCGATCGCTCGGTTCCCTCCGGACGACGAGGGATGGCGAAACGCGCTGATGTTCGCGGAGATGCTGGCAAACCTGGGAGCGCCGTGATGGATGACCGTATCGCGAAATCCGAAGAGGACGTGCGCCGGCTGGCGCCGATCCCCGGCGCCTACTGGATTCGCCGGCCTGGGTGCGAGTTCAACTCGAACTGGCGGATCAGCGAGATGGAGATCGACGACGAGGACGGGCGCCTCTGGGATACGGCGTATGGTTCGTGCGCCGGCATCAATGTCGATTCCGAGTTGGTCGGCTGGGAGATCGTCGGCCCCATCCCGGAGCTTGCGTGATGAGGAGATGGGGAGGCTCAGGGGACGTCAAAAAATTCCAGAAATGGTCGAAAAAGCTGGGGGCGTACTGGGTGCGCGTGGAGGAAGACGATGAATGGCACGTCATGATGCTGACCAAGTGGCAAGGAGAGGCGGAGCGCGGCACCAGAATGTGGGGCGAGTGTGGCAATTGCGGCGCGTGCGTCTTCGACGAAACGGTATCCAAGTTCGAAGTTGTCGGCCCTATCCCGGAGCCTGCGTGATGAGCGAGTGGTTAGGCATCCAGTGGGCGCTGTTGGCCGTCTTCGTAGGGGTCTGCGGGCTGTGGTCGCCCAGGAAGGGGTGGGCGGCGTTCGCCATGGTGGCGATGGCGTACATTTGCTGGCCTTGACACCGACCCGCGTTTCCTGTACTAGCGAAATGCAATAGTTCGATCTGTGTCCAGAGGCTGCCCCGACCGGGCGGCCTCTTGTCGTTCCCGCCCGGCCGTCATCCCGACGTGCCGGGTTTTTCGTGTTCCGACATGGCCGAGAAACCATCCCCGACAAAATGGAAGCCCAAGCCACCGCGGAAGCGTCCCGGCCGACACGCGAAGCGCGTCAAGGCGAGGGACCGCAAGACCCCGCTGATGGGGCCGCGCTGCCCCCTGTAGTCGCCGCCCGCCTTCTGAACTTCGGGGTCGATGCCCGACAGCGGAAGGACAACCACGAGGCCATCGCGGCATTCCTCGCCGCCCTCGAAGCAGTCCCCGGCGAAATGCCCCCGGTGTTCAACCTGGGCGAGGTTCTTCTGGCCGAGGGCCGGCACGAGGAAGCCATCGAGTGGCTGTGGAAGGCGGTTCGCATCTGTCCCATCGGACCCGCCTCCCGGCACGGCTGGTACAATCTCGGCATCGCGCACTGGAAGATGGGGCGCCCCGAGGAAGCCCTGCTGTTCCTCGAACGGGCGGCCCGTGCGGCACCCACCGATCTGGAAGTCCGGCACAACATCGCCGTGATTTCCCTGGCCCTGGGCCGCTACGAGACGGGCTGGACCGAATACGTCTGGCGCCTCGTCGTGAAGCGGAACAAGCGCCCGCTGTCGCCGCTCCCGGAGCGGTTCGAGCGTCCGGTCTACCTGCGTTGCGAGCAGGGCCTGGGCGACATCCTGTACTTCTTCCGGTGGCTTCCGGCGCTCAAGGCGCGAGGGGTTACCTCGATCCATTCCAAGTACCCGGCGAAGATCGCGCCCGTGATGCGCCGGGCCTTCCCTGACGTGATCGAGGGCTTCGGCCCCGAGGACGCGGTCGACCTGTTCATCGGCGACCTGCCGCTCCTGACCGGCGAGTTCGGCGTCGTCCCGCCTGTCGCGTTCCTCGACCCGCCGGCCCCGATGATCCGTCCCGCAGGACAGCGGAAGTCGGTCGGGGTGGCCTGGCGGGCGGGGACGAAGTTCGATCTCGGCCAGTGGAAGGAAGCGAAGCCCGAGCTGGTTGCGGATATGCTGCGCGCGGCCAACGCGATCCCCGTCCTGCTCCAGCGCGGCGCCACCCTCGACGAGAAGCGGCTGTTCGGCTCCAGCGCCATCGACCTGTGCGCGGATGCCGAGAGCCCGGAACGGGTGCTGGACATCCTGCCCAGCCTCGACGCCTACGTCACGGTGTCCAACACCAATGTCCATCTTGCAGCGGGCCTTCCGAACCCGGTTCGGCCCGCGATGCACGTCCTCGTGACCCACCCTCCGGAAGCCCGGTGGATGGTTCGCGGGGATCACAGCCCCTGGTTCCCGGGCATGACCTGCTATCGGCAGAACTATCGCGGCGAATGGGAGCCCCAGACGTTCGACCGCATCAAGGAAGCCCTGACCCATGTCGATTGACCACCGCGCGGTCATCGAGCACCCCGACCTGATCCGGTCGTTCTGCACCATCCACCCGCTCGCCGTCCTGCTCGGTCAGGTGATCCTGGCGCGGGGTTCGGTCGTGATGCCGCTCGCCGTAGTGGGGAAGCCCACCGCCGGCCGGCACGTCCTGTCCCGCACCCCGGATGCCCCGCAGGCCCGGGACGACCAGACCATCGTGGGCGAGAACAGCGTCATCGACGCCCACGCCGTGATCTATGCCGGGGCCAGGATCGGGAAGAACTCCCTGATCGGCGCCCATGCCACCGTGCGCGAGAACGCGGTCATCGGCGCTGGCTGCACCATCGGCCACTACGCCAACATTTCGCATGATGTTCTGGTTTCGGACGGCGTTCGCGTCATGGACCACGCGACCCTGATCGGCGGCACGGTCGTCGGCGAGGGCTCGTTCATCGGCCCCCATGTCAGCATGGCGAACGACGGCGACCCCGAGGCCATCGTGGCCGGGACGTGGTCGGAGAAGCGGTTCAATCCTCCGCATATCGGCAAGCGCGTGTTCATCGGCTGCGGCGCGATCATCCTGGCCGGCGTCCACATCGGCGACGAGGCCACGATCTGCGCGGGCGCCGTGGTGACGAAGGACGTCCGGCCCGGGGATACGGTCCTCGGCCTTCCGGCCCGGCCCAAGCCAGCGGCCAACGACGGCTTCGCGCCCATCGCGCGGTTCACGCCCGAGGATGTGTCGGGCGACTTCGCGGTGTCCGGACACCCGGTGTGACCCTCCCTGCCCCCAGGAGGACCAATGTCAATCTTTTCATGGTTTCGGCCGGCCAAGGGCGCCCCGAGTGAGCCCGACCCGGAGGCCGCGATCTTTGCGACCGCGGATATCGACACGGGCATCCCCGGCATAATCAACCGTGGTCAGACGGCCGGCGTCATGTCCTGCGCGGTCTATACCCTTGCCGCGACAAGCGACGCCGACCTGGAGGCCCAGAGACGGGAGTGGGCCGGAACTGAAACCACAGCCGTGATCCCGACCCTCCGCACGTCGATCGCGGCGGCGGATGACGATAGCGACCTCATAGTGCCGGCCATCATGTATGGGGCAATGTTGTCCGGCGCGAACAGCGATGCGTCCATCGGCGACAGCGGGAGTTCGGATTCCGGCAGTTCGGGCAGCAGCGAGTGACCCTCCCCACCATCGTCTCCTACTACAGCCCCCGCCCCGCCGAGTACGGCGACCGCGCCCACGCATACGACGAGCCCATCGGCATCCTCGAAGCCTCCTGCACCCGATTGGGCCTCCGCCACGTCCTGCTCACCGAGAAGGGCAACGAGGATAGCATCCCGCACGTCCCGCCTAGCCGCGTCGTCGCGCTCGACGGCACGCAAGACCTCAAGCTGATGCGGGCCATCGTCGCCGGCCAACTCGCCTACCTTCAGGTCATGGGCACGGGGGAGGGCGGAACCATCTTCGTCGGCGTCGACTGCCTGTTCCTCAAGGACCCGTCGCCCGTGTTCGATGGTGGGGATTGGGATGTCGCGGTCACGGTCGGGCCGTACAGCCCCCAAGGGCTCAACAACGGGGCGGTCTTTCTGCCCGCCGGCAAGAACGCGGAAGCCACGCGCTTCTACGATCTCGCCTTCGCGAACTGCCCCGACGGATGGCCTGGGGATCAGCAGGCGATTCAGCGCATCTGCTGGCCGCTTCTGAAACCCGGCGGCATCGCCGACCGCCACGGCGTCCGCGTCCGATACCTCGACATGGACACCCACAACCTGCCCCCGGCCTGCCCCGACGACCCCGCCATCCCCCATGCCTACATGCTCCACCACAAAGGCGCCCGGAAGGAATTCATGGGAGCGGTGGCCGAGCAGTGGCTTGGGATCAGGCGGCCGGAACCGAGTTTCGTGGTGCGATAGAGGAGCAATCCTGATGAAGCGCAAGGGCACCAAGAAGGGCGGCCGTGGCTGCTGATTTCAGCGGTCGCGCCTGAATTTCTGTGAATGCAATCTGAAACCAAGCGACGCGGCAATCCGAACTGGGTCAAGGGCCGGTCGGCCAACCCTGGCGGCAAGCCCAACCTGTCGCCCGAAGAGGCTGACGCGCTGGCGATGGCGAAGCAGTTCGCCCCCGACGCAATCCGCGCCCTCCACGAGATCGCCACCAGCAAGACGGCGTCCGACAAGGCCCGCGTAACGGCGGCCGAGGCCATCATCAATCGCGTCTACGGCAAGCCGAAGGAAACCGTCGAAAGCACCGTGAAGCATGAGCGTCGCAGCGAGTCCGACATCCTTGGCGAACTTGCCGCCCTCGGTCTTGTCGCGAGCGGGCGAGTTGCTGAAAGAGCTGCGGACGATACGGGCGGCGGATCGCTTCACTGACTTCTGCCGGCTGATCTACCCGCGCTACGAGGAGGCGCCCCACCTTCGCATCCTGGCCGAGAAGCTGGAGGCGGTGGAGCGCGGGGATATCACCCGCCTCATCATCACGATGCCGCCGCGGCACGGCAAGACGTGGACGGCCTCGCACCTGTTCCCGGCATGGTTCCTCGGCCGGCAGGCGGACCGGCAGGTCATCGCGGCCACCTACAATCAGGACTTCGCGGACGACATCGGCCGAGCGGTTCGGAACATCGTCGGCGACGAGGAATTCGCGGCGGTATTCCCGAACTGCAAACTGGCGCAGGACAGCGCATCGGTCCGGCGCTTCGGCACCCTGTCCGGGGGCCTCTACTACGCGGTCGGCGTCGGCGGCCCGACGACGGGACGCGGTGCGGACCTGTTCCTCATCGACGATCCGATCAAGGACCGGGAGAGCGCGGACAGCGAGGCGGTTCGCCGCCACCTCCAGGACTGGTACCCGGCCGTTGCCTATACCCGGCTGATGCCCGGCGGGCGGATCATTCTCATTCAGACCCGGTGGCGGGCCGATGACCTCGCTGGGTGGCTGATGAAGGAGCACGCCCACGAGGGGTGGGAGACGGTCGACTTCCCGGCGATCCTGCCGAACGGCACGCCCCTGTGGCCCGAGAAATTCGACAGCGAGGCGCTGGCCCGCATCAAGCGGACGCTCCCTTCGCGCGACTGGTCGGCGCTCTACATGCAGCGCCCTGTCGCCGACGAGGGCGGCATCCTCAAACGCCACTGGTGGCAGCGCTGGGAGCGCGACGAGCCCCCTCCGATCGAGCATGTGGTCCTCAGCCTCGACACCGCGTTCAGCGAGAAGGAAAGCGCGGACTACAGCGCGGCGACGGTGTGGGGATATTTCCGCTCCAAGGACACCGAGGACGAGACGAAGGGGCCGAAGGTCTACGACAACATCATCCTGCTGGACGCATGGCAGGACCGCGTCGACTTCCCCGACCTCCGGGCGAAGTGCAAGGCGCTCATCAAGAAGCACGACCCCGATACCGTGCTGATCGAGAAGAAGGCCAGCGGGCAATCGCTGATCCAGGAGTTGCGCCGCCAGGGCATCCCGGTTGTGGCGTACACCCCGGATCGGGACAAGCAGGCCCGGGCCTACAGCGTGCAGTCGATCTTCGAGAGCGATTGCGTCTGGGCACCGAAGGGCAAGCCGTTCGCCGACATGGTCATCGACCAGTGCGCCGCGTTCCCCACGGGAGCGCATGACGACCTCGTCGATTGCACGGTCCAGGCCCTGATCCGCTTCCGGCAGTCGGGCCGCCTCTCGCTCGACACCGATCCGTTCGACGAGCCCAAGCCCAAAGAGCCGCGCAAGCGGGATTTCAGCTACTACGCGTAGAGGTTGGATGGTCACTCAGTACCTCGTCGAGGAACCGGACGAGCCTGTTGAGGGGCCGAGCCCGAGCCTCATCCCGACCGAGGATGGTGGAGCAATCATCGACCTCGACGGCGAGATGCTCGACGAGGAAGAGCCCAGCATCGAAACCGCGGAGTGGAACGCCAACCTCGCCGAACTGCTGTCGGACGACGTGCTGCGCAAGATCGGCGGCGAGGTCATCGACAACGTCAAGGCGGATGACGACAGCCGCGAGGAGTGGAAGCAGGGCATCAAGACCGGCATGGACCTGCTGGGGTTCATCAACACGCCCCGCTCCGAGCCGTTTCCCGGCGCCTGTGGCGTCACCTATCCGCTGATCACGGAAGCCGCGATCAAGTTCCAGGCCCGCGCCATCGCCGAGATGTTCCCCGAGGGCGGGCCGGTCGATACCGTCATCATCGGGCAGGAGAACGACCAGGTCCGCGACCAGTCCGAGCGGGTTCGGGACTACCTCAACTACCTGCTGACCGAGCAGGACGAAGGCTACTACCCCGACTTCGACCAGATGCTGTTGTGGCTGCCGATCCTGGGGTCGGTGTTCCGCAAGGTGTGGTTCGATCCGTCCACTCAGTCCGTGATGTCGCGCTACAAGCACCCGGACAACATCATCATCAGCTACGGCGCGTCGGACCTCGACACGGCCCCCCGTGTCACGGACGAACTGCTCTACACGCCGAACGAGATCAAGAAGCTCCAGATCGCCGGCTTCTATCGCGATGTCGAACTGACGCCCGTGACCCAGGAGGCCGACGCCGGCCCGCTGGCGGACAAGGCGCAGGACATCGAGGGCGTGGCCCCGACACCGTCCGATCCGTCGGCGCGGCGCAAGGTGTTCGAGGTCCACACCGAACTGGACATCGAAGAGGACCCGGTCGAGCGGCCGGAAGGTCTGCTGCTGCCGTACATCGTGTCCGTGGACGAGGAATCGCAGGTCGTTCTCGCGATCCGCCGGAACTGGCGCGAGGGCGATCCGCTGTTCAAGCGCCGGGCGTACTTCGTCCACTACCGCTATCTGCCGGGGTTGGGCTGCTACGGCTTCGGCCTGCTGCACATCGCGGGCGGTCTGGCCCGGGCCTCGACGTCGCTGCTGCGGCAGTTGGTGGATGCGGGGCAGTTCGCAAACCTGCCGGGCGGGTTCAAGGCAAAGGGCGGGAAGCCCGAACAGAACAACGCGCCCATCGGGCCGGGCGAGTGGCGTGAGATCGACGCCATCGACCCGACGAAGCCCATCTCGAACATGTTCTCCGAGCTCCCGTACAAGGAGCCGTCGGCCACCTTGATGAACCTGATGACGGGCATCATCGAGGCCGGGCAGCGGTTGACGTCCATCGCGGATGCCGAGATCGGGGACGGCTCGACCCAGCAGCCCGTGGGCACGGTCCTGGCGCTGATCGAGAACCACGCTCAGATCCAGTCGTCGATCCACAAGCGGATGCACCAGGCGCAGCGGAAAGAGTTCCGCCTGCTGGTCGAGCAGGTGGCCGAACACGCGCCGGCCGAGGGCTATCCGTTCTCGGTCAAGGGCGGCGACCAAAGGGTGATGGCGCAGGATTTCGATGGTCGCGTGGACGTGGTCCCGGTCAGCGACCCGAAGTCGTTCACCGCCACCCAGCGCATCGCCAAGGCCCAGTTCGAGATGCAGTTGGCGTCCTCGGCGCCGCCGGGCTTGTTCAACGTCAAGGAAGTGTTCAAGCGCAGCCTTCGCAGGGCGGGCATCGACGACGCCGACGCCATCCTGCAACCGGACGGCCCGCAGCCCTACACGGGCGACCCGAATTCCGAGAACATGGCGGCAGCCGCGGGCACCCCGCTCAAGGTCCGGCCCGACCAGGACCACGCCGCGCACTGCATGGCGCACCTTCTGATGCTCCAGGTCCCGGGCTTCGCGCAGTCGCCGGCGGGGCAGATCATCTTCCGCCATGCCGTCGAGCACGAGTTGTGGGGCATCTGGGCGGCCAAGGCGCAGGAATTCAGCGCCATGGCCCAGAACCCGCAGGTCGGGCCGATGATGCAGCAGCGCGGGCTCCCGCCCCAGCTTCCGATGCCCGGCCAGCCGATGCCGCCGGACATGGAGAACGCCTTCGCCCAGATGACGGCGCAGGCCATGCAGGGCGTCGTGGCGAAGCTGAAGTCGATGGTGCCGCTGCCTCCGGGCATGAACGACCCCGCGATGATCCAGGCGCAGACCAACGCCGAGGACGTGAAGCTGAAGGACGAGCGGGAGCGCGAGAAGATCGCGGTCCAGGCGCGCACCGAGGACAAGAAGTTGCTCGTGCAGCAGGCGGAGCACGCCGACGACATCGCGCTCGAATACGAGAAGCTGACGCAGACCGAGGACCAGAACCAGATCGCGCTTGAGGCCCAGTTGCGCGAGGGCGTTGCCTCCCGGCACCAGCAATCGGCGATGCAGTCGCAGAAGCTGGGCGCCGATCAGGCCGCCCGGATGATGCAGCAGACCCGGCAGGAGCAGCGGCCGTGATGGGGCTGGGGGAATTTGCAATCTGGGCCGACAAGAAGTTTGGGCGGTTCGACGTCATGTCGTACCGCCTGGAGCACAGGCGCCTCTTCGCCGAATGGCCCAACGGTGCGGCCTGGGTCACGGAAGAGGCGCGGGAGAATATCGGGGCCGCAGAAGCATTCGCCGCGTGCGAGCGTGCCGCTGTCGAGCAGGCCAGGGCGTCATTGGTGGCTCTCGCCGAGCGCGCGCAGGCAGAGGGGCGTTCCGTTCGGATCGGCTCTCCGCCCACGATGCAGATTCAGCACGACGACGACGTTTTCGCGTCCTTCCTGACTGTGAAGGTGGAGGCGATTGTCTCCGAGCCGCAGCGGCTGGGCGTCGCGTGACCCCCGCCGACCACGTCATCGACCTGCTCAAGACCAAGCTGTCCGATCACATCAACGCGACCCGCCGGCTGATCACGGCCGGGGTCGACGACTTCGCCCGATACCGGGAACTGGTCGGAGAACTTCGCGCCTACAGCACCGCCCTGGAAGCCGCGAAGGAAGCCCTCAAGGCGGTAACGGAAGGCCCTGATGACGACGACTAGTGGCGTTCGCAACCACGTTCAGCACTGCTCAATCGCCCCGAAGGCTTTCAAGGACTGGTTCCGGGGTCTCGTGGACGGCCTCGCGGACACTCCGCCCAGCGCCGACCAGTGGGCGATGGTCCGGGCCAAGATCGAGGCGCTGGAGGAAAGCGCGCCGAAGTTCATGACCGCCCAAGAGAGCATCTTGCGAGAGCATCAGCGCCTCGCGGAGGGGAGCGGTCATGTCGACCCATTCCCCCTGACATCGTTTATCAAGGGCACGAGCGGGATCGGTCTGCGCGGCACCTACGGCCGGACCGACGAGATGCGCAATGGGGAGCTCCAGCGTGGCTGACCTCCCCATCCGCCCCTGCGGCTACCAGATTCTCGTCCGGATGCAGAAGGCCCACGCCAAGACCCGCGGCGGCATCCTCCTGCCCGATGACTCCCGCGACGGGATGGAGATGAAATCCGCCCGCGGCCAGGTCGTGGCCATGGGCGCCGACGCCTACACCGGCAACCACGCCGACGGCTCGCCCCGCTTCCCCAACGGCCCGTACTGCGCGGCCGGCGACTGGGTGGAGTGGAATCGCTACCAGGAACGCCGCATCCACATCGGCCCCGAGCGCGAGGAATACGCCTTCGTCCACGACGATCGCATCCTCGGCAACTGGGGCGAGACGGAGCCGGTGTCGTACTGATGGAGCGGCGCCGCGAATCGGTGTGGATCACCAAACCCGAACTGGCATCGGCTCTAAACCGCTCCGACGGCGCGTGCCTCGCAGATATCTACGTCGACCGCGACCTCGACATTGTGTGCCTGATCTACGAGGGCGGCAATGCGGCCCTGTACCAAGGGGCCGGGTGTCACCCGGTCCGCCGATGGTGGCGGGATGATGTCGTGGATGATCAGCGCGGCGTCGACGGACTCTAAGCGGCCTAGCCGGACCGCACCATCCGGCCAACTCCAAAGGCACCAGCATTGAGCGATTTCGAACGGAAGGATGACCTTCCGGCGGGGAACGATTCTGTCGTTCCGCCCGGCAGTGACTCCGACGCAGACGGTGAATTCGAGGTCATCGTCTCCGAAGACCCGCCAGCCGCCCAGAAAACGCCTGTGGAGGGCGCGGACGGCGTATCCGGGGCCGATGACGGCCCGCAGGACGACGACCCGCAGGACC